CTCCATTTTCCTGATGCCGTCAGGTTTGTTGGAGCAGCAGGAGCTGTTGTGTCCCCACCACCCGTAAACGTAGCAGACGCAACTGGACCCTTTACACCCGAGTTTGTTATAGACCTGACTTGAACACTGTACGACACCCCTTCGATGATAGGCCCGATCTGGGCTTCAGTATCGGAAACGACCATAGTCGAATATACAGTGTCAGACGTAGGCTTGTATTGTACCTCATACCGAGTGATAAAGGGGTTGGTAGGCGCTGTCCAAGAGACATTAGCTAACAGGAAAAATGTCCCATCAGACTTTAATTGACCAGACTCTGTAATAGTTAGACCGGAGGTGATTGTGGTATTGTCAAATGGATTAGGTAGAGTGGTATTGTCCGTTTCAAAATCCGTAGTATCTACAAACTCATCATAGGCCCCGGAGGTAATTTCTCTAAGGACAAGGTAGATGTTGTAGTCCAGCCTAGATGTAAACTGAAACTCCCACTCCGCTACCTCGAAAGGCTTGTTAGTAAAACCAAGACGGGAGTTTGTTAAGTTGACAATATCACCAACTTGAACCTTAAAGGCCTCTAGCCCAAAATACCCAGCTACAGTGATTTGAGACCGGATACGCTCTAGCATAATATTAGCTAGTCTTTGAGCGCCATCTGCATTGTTTGTAAATGGTGTTGAGAAATCTGCAATCAGCTCTTCGCCACCATCAACTGCAACAAAAGTAGAAGAAGTGACCAGTGGATACTCAGTAGGCTGGTAGTTTGTAAGAGGGCCTTTGAATATCCCTCTAACTCCATTAAAGTTCTCTCTCCTAGAGTGACGAGTAGAGACCTCTAAAGAGCCTCGTAGATCATCCTCATTGAAAGAGATAGTAGGGGCAATATACTTCCCGGCCTTAATTCTCCAATAGCCCTGTGCATACCACACAGTTCCAGCCATAGATGCTGCAAGTTGTTCTACAACCTCTGCCGGAGTCTTAGATGTAAGGAATGTACCGTCGCAAGTATAACGATCAGTTACAGTGTCTGCCAACTTCTCATCACAAACATCCGCAGCAGTTCTTACTGCTACATCGTCTATGTTTTCTTCGTCTTCATTAAGGCCATAGGTGGAGTCTACTAAGTAGTCTCTCAGGGCAAGGGCCGGATTGCTACTCCACTCAATAATGCCTACGGTGCCTGTACCAGTCCCCTGACCAGTGGCTGTAAACTCAGTCCCTACGGTGTTATTAGCAGCGCCAATAAGAGTAAAGTCAGTGGTTCCTACAGACAAAATGCGATAGCGACGATTAGCTACAGTGGCCGTTGCATCAATGGGCCGAGGGTCAAAGAGCTTCTTACCCTTGATCCTTGCCCTTACAACAGGGATTCCCGAGGGAAAGGCATCCTCAGAGTATTTAAACGTCAGTGCAAGATGAGCAATTCCCTGAAGGATATGAGAGGAAGTCCAATTAGAACTAAAGTTGGCAAAAGAAGACCCACCAAGACTTGCGGTATGATCTCCCAAAACCTCTCGGATAGAGACGAGACCATCATAGCGGCTATCTTGGTTGCTTATAAAGTTGCCTTTCTCGTCTACTTCTCTTACTGTCAGAACATTCCCAGAAGAATCAAAACTGGTGACTTGATAGTTATCAAGATAGATAGCCTCAAAACTCTCTATCTCATGTCCTGCAAAAGCAATGATCCGAGACAAGAAGTTATTGTTGGTTCCAGAAACATCATCAAAGACAACAGCACCACCAACCTTGTCTTCTCCATAAATTACTTGCTGGTGAAGAGCAGCACCTTTTGAGTTAAAGGCATAACCACCAGTGGTAGCACCGGCTCCGGTATCTGTTTCCTCTGGAGCGCCGTTATCTTGCTTTTTTCGTCGGCGTGCTAGGATGGAGCCTAATATGACAGCCCCAAGAATAAATCCAAACATGTGTATCTTTCAAGCTATTCTGAAGTAGCACCCCAGACAATACGCTTTCCGGCCAAACTTTCAACAAAGTCCAAGCCTAAGTCTGCCGGGTGTTGTGACTTTAGATAAGAGGAGGTGTACTTGATCCCGGAAGGAACCTCAAGCCTAACCAGCTTACTCTCAATAGACACCCTAACAGTGGTGGTATCAGCACCCTCTAAGATGTTCATCGTATCAATATACCCAGAAAACAGCTCTGTGTATTGTGTGGTGTCGTTATGGACACCGAGATAGATAGTACCAGTCCTGCCTTGATACTCTGCACTAAGGGCAATAGACAAAACTTGAGAAGGGATGCCGGTAAGGGTGAGGACTGCGCCCCTTGCTGCTACATCATTAGACTCTTGGATCGTCTCAACATTAAGCATCTCTTCGGAGCCGACATAGGTTTTGCCGTCAATGACAACATCTCCTACTCCGGTCCAAACATGCAGCGGGTTGGTGTCAAAGTTAAGATCGACAGCAAAGAAAGGCTCTATCACAGAGTTGGACAGAGCGCTTTCTAAACTGGAGGTAAGGTCTCTACTCATTTAAGGGCAGTCTTAGCCGTCACTCGACCGTAGACAGCCAATGCACCACCACCTACAGTGATAGCCTGCATGATAAGGTCTACAATCTGTTGTTGGGAAGCTGCGTCTAGCTCAAGACCAAAGCTGGTCAGAACGGAAGAGGCAAGCATAAGCAGTACCCCCCATACAGTCTTCGACATAAACCATTGCTTTTGATCAGTCATGGTATTCTCCTTAAGTTGGGTTTAGGGTTAGTTAGGGTGCCACCTCATCCGCTGGCTCGATGGTCAGCTCTCCCGCTTCTACTTGGCGCATGATTTCAGCGTAGTGTCTGTTTGCAGGGTTTAGGGGAACATACATTTCTTGTCCGTCTATGGTGGCTTTGATGGAAGATTTGTTGCCGTTGAGGTCTACAGTGTACTGTGCAGTCGTGATATTAATATCAAGCATGAGTTATAACTCCGCATCTAAAAATATTTTTTTCGTAGTAGTGCCATCTCCATCTGGATAAGCGGAAATAACATTCGAGTTATTATAGTTTGCAGGCTGCAAGGCTATGACCACTGACTTTTCATTGGACGCAGCCGCAGAAAGGGTTCCAGAGTCAATAACAAGGCCGGGAAGGTGAATTCTCATACCGTTTTCAAAATTGACTGTTGGACCAGTCCTCATATATGTTGGGTGTGACAAAACCCCTGCGTAAATATTTTGGCCTAAGTTATAACGAATGGCCATGAGTGATGGAGACCCGCCACCTGTGCTTAAACTATCCAAATAGTAATAATACCTCTGACACAGAGCCAACTCTTCCCCATAGGACCGATGCTCGAATGGAGTTGCAGTTTCGCCTAGTTCGAGTTGGACGCCTGTAATGTAAAATTCATCATCCACTGATCCGCCAATTCCTAGATTGGAAGCATTTCTGTCTGCATTATTTTCAGCAGTCCATGTGGTGCGGTTTGTCCCGCTATTGAGATTTGTTCCTGAATTCAACCAAAACAATACCCAAAGACCAGTACCATTATCATTATTAATTAAACCAGAAGTGTCTGCTGGAATATTAATAACTTTATGTTCCCAAGTATTGGCGGCATTAATAGTGTAAGATGGAGTTACTTGTCTATCTGAATTATCTTTTTGCTGTAATTCTACACTTGCTGCCCCTGTCTTATTAGACTTTACCCAAAATGATAAAGTCAAAGGCTGTGCGCTAGACGATCCAAAACCAAGCTGCTGTAGATTTTGCCCTTCTATTCTTTGAATAATTTGACAATAATCATCGGCGGTACTGGGAGAGCCTGCTGTAGTAACGTCGACTTTAAAAGAGTTAGAGAACCCATCAGGAGCATCTGTTGATTGGCTTACAGTAAAAACAGTCGAGCCGATAAACCCGTTAAATTGATACCTGTCACATGTGTAGTAACCTGATGCACCGGTAATTCCAGCTTGCGAAGTCCCCCGCTGCGCCACTTGCATCGCACCATTGATAATGATGTTCCTGCGACCACCGATCTGCTCACGGAACAGGGTTGCCAAGTCTATTGGATTTGCCATGCCCTAGGCTCCTTCCGTTGGTGGTTCGTCGGCAGGTTCAATGGTTAATTCACCAGCTTCGACTAGCTCCATGATTTCTGCGTAGTCAGTGTTTGCGGGGTCTAGGGGTACACACATTTCAACGCCATTAATAGTAGCCCAAATACTAACATTGTTATTAAAGTCGTCTTGTTGGTATTGTGCCGATGTGATGTTGTGTTCATTCATGGTTATAACTCCGCCATTACATCAAATGTGTTGCCAGATGTTTCACTCCAGTAAGCTTGGTTCATGGTGCCAGCTGTAAACGAACCGCCATTCAATACAAAATAAATTCTACCTCCATTCAATTTTTGAACACCTGAAATAGTTGTAACGGGAGCACCACTATTAGTTAAATTTGTATGAGACAGGCTAGGTAAGGCTCGCAACTCAGTAGGAGTAGAAAAAACACACTGCTGACGAGTTGTTGTGTCATTAAAACCAAAGCAAAGACGATGAAACTGACCGCCTGAGTAGCGAACGAAATACCGCTGACACAGAGCCAACTCTTCCCCATAGGACCGATGCTCGAATGGAGTTGCAGTCTCGCCTACTTCTAGTTGGACTCCTGTAATATACCAACTGCCAGTAGTACTAAGAATATTTGTCTGCGCAGATATAGTAAATTGATTAGCGCTGTAAGCAGACCAAGCAGCAGTACCGCCCCCTTTGCCGTCGCTGCCCATAGCCAATGCAAAATATATGCCTAGCTGGTTAGAATTGTCATTCAATATAGCGCCACTAGTATCACCGTCAATAGTTATGGTTTTATATTCCCAAGTATCGACCGCATTAACAGTATAACTAGTAGTGTATCCTCTGGCTCCATTATTTTTGAAGAACAGTATACCAAAATCACCAGCTACATGACTTCTAACCCAAAAGGATAGTGTTATCTTTTTTGCAGAAGATGTACCGTGTGCAAGGTGTTGCAGATTTTGACCTTCTATAAATTGACCAACCCAAAGGAATTCGTCTGCTTCTAATGAGTTCTCTTGATTTGTTACATTAAATTGAAGGCTATTACCAAATCCAGCCCCAGACGGTACAGTTGTTGATTGCTGCATCTCAACGGTAGCTTCATCTAAGTTGGCCGAGAGGGCCCGCCATCTATCAACTGTTTTAGCAGTACCATTAGTGAAAGTAACTGGTGTAGCTCTCTGATCTACAGTGAAAGCGCCATTGTGAATGATGTTCCTGCGACCACCGACCTGATGATCCAGTAAGTTCGCAAGGCCTAGTGCTCTCGCCATGTCTTAGGCTCCTTCTAATACGGTCAGTCGAGCCTCAAGCGCCTCAATGGTCGCCTGTTGCGCCTCGATCTGAGTTTGTTGTTCTTGGATTGCGGCGGTAAGTACGGCGATCAGGTTGCCTTCGGCGATGCCAAGGAACTCTTCCGACACAGCCTCCGCTATGACGTTACCGTCTTCATCGGTTTGCTCCGGCTCAATAACAACTTCGTTGCTTTTAATGAGACTGTTGAGCCACGGCTTATCAGCCAGAGCCGTCTGAACCTCTTGAGCAATAAAGCCTGTGGTTGGAGCAGAGCGGTCAAACTCATGAACAGGGTGTTCTTTCCAGTCGAATTGGACCGGGTTCAGCGCCTTTACTGTATCAATAGCGCCAGTCAGAGGGGTGATGTTCTCTTTGTACCGCTGATCTGAGGTGGCGATGGTGCTGGAAGTGGCGAATATCTGGCTGTTCACCTGTAGCTTATAGTCGGCGCCATTGGAACTGGTGTAGCCGATCAGCAAATTGCCGCCCGATTGAAGGCGCATGCGCTCGTTCAGCCCGTTTGTAAAAAAGGCCAGTGTACCTGCCAAAGGCGTGCCGATGTAGCCATGCGCAGTGGTGCCATCATTTGTAACAAACTCAATGAGCCCAAAATAATCGCTGCCCCTGTCACGAATGCGTTGCGCCACACCATTGACGTTTGACACAACGTCTATCGGGCCTGCGGGGGCCGGAGTACCGATGCCTACGTTGCCGCTGGGGGCAATACGCATTTTTTCAGCGAAAGAACCACCTAGGCCCCCGAATATAATAGCGCCATCCGCTGTGTCGTTTTTATGGCCGATATAAAGAGCGCCAGAAAGTCCAGAAATTTGAGCATAATGCGTAGCGTCAGTGCCGGTTCTTGTTGCGCCAATAACATCTAGCGGCACGGCTGGAGCCGAAGTGCCGATGCCTATGTTGCCGTTTTCTTGGATCTTTATGCCATTGGTACCAGACGTCCAAGGACCAATTACTAGACCTTTTCCTGGCTCATCTGCGGCACTACTCTTGTCCGTTGTAAAAATAATACCAACATCGCCTGCTGTGCTTAATCCATTATATCCACCTGTACTTAAGTCAGCGACTAAAGATACATATTGTGTTCCGTCTGTAGCTACGAAAGTTCTGTCATTTGTTCCCACAGTGCTTGATACTGCACCAGTGATGTCGACATTCCCAGAGCTGTCTTCAACCATCGAAGTCGGAACATATTTCGACGTTGAATTGTCGTAACGCAGCAGCTCGCCATCAGAGACCCCGGTCACGTTGGTATCGCTCAAGCTCGCCAGCGTGGCATCAGTCGCCTCGATCCGAGGCACCACAGCTACAATATCGCCCGAAACAAGGTTTTCCCCGAGGGTCAGGGTGCTGCCCGAAACAGTATATTCATCGGTGGGCTTCAGTCGGACGCCGTTCAGGTACACGTCGATTTGGCTCAACGTAAACGCCTGAGACATGGTGACATCAGCAGAGCCAGCCGTGACGGTCGGGAACTCCTCGGCCAAGGCCGCAGTCGCCGTGACCAGCGAGACAACCGTAACTTCATCGCCTGTGGTGAGGTTTTGATTAAAGGTCAGGGTAGTACCGGAGACCGTCCATTCGGTGGTCCCGCCGAGAGTGGTGCCGCCCCGGAGCTTGACGCCGTTCAGGTAAACTTCGATTTCGTTTAGGGTTCTAGCGTTTGCGAGTGTGACGGTAGCAGAGCCGTTGGTTACGGTGGGGTGTTCTTCAGTCTGCGTAGATCCACCGCCGGAAATGGTGATCGTCTTGGTTGCCCCGGTCCCTGAAGCCGTTACGCCAGAGCCGGTGAAGTTGAGCGTCGTGGCTGCTGTGGCGAGGTTGATGCCTTCGTCTTGGACAGTTAAACTGCCGCCACCGCCAGACTGTGCTACCCAAGCATAGTCCTGTGCAGTGCCATCCCAAGAGAGTACATAACCATCAGCAGGGTTTGATTGGTTAAGGTGAGTGTCTACAAGAGAATCGGCGTAGTAAAGGTTGGTAGAACCTTCTGTCAGGTTGTCAGTGGTATGGTTGCTCAGAGAGCTTACAGTGCCAGTGACATCACCAGTCAGGTCGGCTGTGATAGTACCTGCTGCAAAGTTTCCACTAGCATCTCGTACCACAGCCTTACTAGCAGTGTTGGTTGAGGTAAAGGTAACTGTATCCGTAAGGTCTACATCAAAGTCAGTACCAGTCAGGGTAAGGCCATCACCAGCCGTGTAGGTAGTATCAGTGTTGTCACTTGCCGGAAGAGTGATCTGAGTTGTAGTGGTTGCAGTAATATGACCTTCGCTATCATAAGTCACTGAAGGTATGTTAAAGGCACCACCATAACCAAGCTGACGAGCTACGCCGCCCTCTGATACTGTACCACTAGTGACAGAATTAGAGTGATTAAATGTAAGAGTGTTAGCTACATCATCATATGACGTAGCAATACCTGTGCCATCAGTGACAAGAGTATTTACTCTGTCGTCTACTTGCTCAGCGAAGTTAGCAATCCCAGCTTGGTTGCTAGAGTTACCAAGGAAGAAGTTACCATCGTCCAAGTTTGGTGTAGCGTTAGTACGACCAGCACCGCCGACCTTAATGGTCATGTTGGTGGTGGGACTTGCTCTCTCGATCTTGCCAATATTCTGAATGAAGTTGGCTTCCCCAGTCGGGGCAACATTAGTGAGCTTACCTGCTTCACTGGAGCTAATGTAAACCGTATCCCCGAGTGAGAAAGTGATCCCAGTCTCACCAAAGTCAGATACATCCAAGCCCTTGAGGCTACCGAAAGTAACTACAGTTCCATCTTCAGTGTCAGCAATATCCTCTTCTACAAGACCGTAGGCAGGCATAGTGCTGCTGCTATTAGCCCTTGCAAGACTAACTTCTGGGGTATTGCCGTTAAGGCCGCTTACATAAACAACCGTGCCTTTTACAAGAGTGGCCCCGGTATCATTGTGTACTACAAAAGGAAGAACACCAGCGTCTACCTCAATTACGTTACCGTTTTCATCAACATTCAGAGCTTGAGTAGGTAAAGCGGTATTAGTGCCAGTGCCGTAAGCATTAAGAGTTACAGTGCTTCCGACATCTAGTCCGTTCTTGACCTTAAAGTCTTTGTTGTTCGCCATAGGTTCACTATCCCCTTAAATGCTTGTTAGTTCTTGCTCAGAAGAACGGCGGTCTGGAACTTAGTAGAAGTAGCCGAAGCAGGCGTACAACGAATACGAACTTCTCCTGCGCTGATATCTACATCATAAGAAGCCAGAGACGTATTAGTCAAAATCTCTCCAAACTCTGTGGCATCAGCAGTAGTGCCATCATGCGTTACCAGAAGTTTGGTGATATGTCTTTCGCCATTAGAAATAGCTAGGATATTAACCTCGGCAGCGCCGTAAGTAGAAGCCCCAAAAGTGTCTAGGCTAACAACATCGGTAGCTGCTGTGGTCTGAGTCTTACTGCGGTAAACATGGTTGTCTTGGACAATATCATTGCCGACATCCAAGTCGTTTGTAACCGTGAGATCATTGTCGATAGTTACGTCATTGGGCAAGCCTACAGTCATAGTGTCAGTAGCACTGATGTCTACCTCAACCTCACCGGCAGTACCCTGAATAGTTAGAGTATCGGTCAACAGGGAGATAGTGTCTGAACCACCATTGCCATCACTGATTGAAAGGTCAGTCGCTACGTTTACAGTGGACGCAGCAGTGATGTGACCCTCATCATCGACGGTAAAAGTAGGGATAGCAGTGCCGCTACCGTAATTGCCTGCCGTAACGCCCGATGTCGCATGCCCAATAAGGATGTTATCACCGTGAGTGGCGTCATCATTGGTTACAGTGACTTCAATCTGATCCCCAGCCCGGAACTTAAAGGTACCATCCTTAGTATCAGCAGCGGCGCTATTAGTGCCATCAGTGAAGGTCTTAAACGCAAAGTCATTGCTGGTGGTGATGTCGTAGTAAGTAGAGCCATCCTCAGTAACTTGCCACTTATCAGTAGACTCATTCCAACGAAGCACAACATTTGTGTCATCACCTCGTTCTACTTCAATGCCTGCATTCTCTGTAGCGGACCCAGTGGCGTCAGAGTTCAGGACAATGATGCTGTCGCCGATATTAACTTCGTTAGAGTTTACAGAGGTTGTGGTGCCAGTTACAGTCAGACTGCC